GTTATAGAAGGTATAGAAAAGAAACCTGAGAAATTAACCGAATACACAAATTTATTAAGAGTATATCAGTTAAGACTTAATCAGGAAATCACAAGAATAGAGGAAGAAATACAAAAGATTCCTTTTGCAGAAATTCGTATGATTATTAGATACAAGTATATAGAAAAATTAACTTATGTCGAAATAATGCACAAAATGGGGTATAAAGCCCCTGAAACACCTAGGTTAAAGCTTAGAAGATTTATGAAAGATAAATAAGTTTAGAGGAGGTATTTATGAATAAATTACAAAAAATGTTAAATGAAACAAAAACTGAAAATGGAGACAAGGCTTACAAATCAACAGGAGATAATCTAACAGATTTATTCTTTATGACACCTTATTTTGAAAAACACTTAGATGAGGCAAGTATAGGAACATCAGAAAAAGAAAAAGTGTTCTCAATGTTTGTAAGAGACGGAAGATTCGGACTTGGAAGAAGAGATTTAGGAAGAAGACTTATGGCTCAGTCAGGGGTTTCACCTGAAAATATAGTAAAAGCAGGAAGATATGATGACCTTGTATATATTCCTACAGATGAAAATATAGAGTATTTATACAAAAAAATAAGTGAAGGTGATGAACTTGCTAAAAAGTGGTCTCCAAGATTACAAGCAGGAAGAAAATCAAGAAAATTAGCATTAGCATTATGTGATGAATGGGGAATAACTAAAAAGGCTTATAGAAAACTTGTAAAAACAGATTCTACAGTAGAACATAAACTTTCTTATGCTGAAAAATCAGAAGAAGGAACACCTTTAAATGACTTATTTGGAAAAGGTAAATATAGACACCCATTAGTAGATAAAATTGATTTTGAAAAAGTACCTTCTTTAGCAATGACAAAATATACTCATTTATTTAGCACAAGAGAAGATTTAAAACCAAGATTTAGTGAATATCTACAAAAAGTAAGAGAAAATAAAGCTAAATTAAATGTATCTACTACAAATATTGCAACAGCTCATAAAGTAGTAGAAAGAGGAAGTTGGACTACACAAAGTGTAGAAGATGAGGCAAGAGACTTAATAGGTAAAAAGATAGTAGAAAAAGAAACTATTGGAGTAGAAATGAACGCAATACCAATACTTGACACATCAGCCTCAATGACTTGGGGAAGAGTAGAAGGTATGCAACCTATGAAAGTTGCAATGAGTATAGCTCACGGAATTGCTATTCATTCTACTTATGCTAAAAATCAAGTAGTATCATTTTCAAGTAGACCTCAATTATTAGAAATTAAAGGAAAAACCTTAAAAGAACAATATGATTCAATGTATACAGGAGACTGCTCAAATACAGATTTTGGAGCTGTTATGGACTTATTAAGCAGATTAAAGAAATACCCTGAATATTTAGTAGTTATATCAGATATGGAGTTTGATATGGGTTCTAACCGTTCTAAAGAGGACACAATGAGAATATTTAAAAATCACGGAGCAAATACAAAAATTGTTTGGTGGAATATAAACGCTAGAAATAAGACTGTGCCTGAGTTTGATGAATATGGAAATATATACTTAAGTGGTTATAATATGCAAATATTAAAGCTTTTAGAGAATAAATTTGATATGACAACTTACATAGATAAAATATTAGAAAAATACAAAAAAGATATTGATTATAAGGGGTAAATGTGATATAAAATAAGTATCACTAAGTATCACGGTAAACACTATTACTGCAACAAAGTACTGGCGAAGTTCGCCAGAGTAGCTCAATAGGTTAGAGCATTAGTTTTGGGAACTAAAGGTTTACGGTTCGAGTCCGTGCTTATAAAAATAGTGTTGTTTTTAATTAGATATTTTAGTAAATTCCATTACTGCAATTATATTTTTGCTATGCCAGTTTTTATAGCAACCAACTTTTAATTGGGTTAATAGATATGGAATTGTGTATATATAATTTTGGCAAAAAGTAAAAACGCTTACAGCAAAAGAAACAATTTTGTTTTGTTACGGAGGTTCAAATCCTTCTATCGCCCCAAGCGATATAGCCAAGTGGTTAAGGCAGATGACTGAAAATCATTGATTAAGCATTTTAAAGCGTTTTGTTTAAAGAAAAAATAAAAATAAAAGGACTTACAGCAAAAAGTTTGAAAGTAGCTCATTTGGTAGAGCAAAACCCTGTCACGGTTTTTGTAGTTGGTTCGATTCCAACCTTTTGTAACATTCTGTCCTTTGTTTAAGTGTGAGAGTAATTTTATTGATATAAAGTAAAGGCACATTACAGCAAAATACGACTGAAAGGCGTCTAGTCAACGCTCCCATATTAATTTAAAAATTAGCGAATTTTTAAAAAAAGTGAAATATCACCTTCTTTAGTGCCTTGTTTTTTTATAATTAGCCAAAAAAAGACTTGTTTTTACAAGTCTTTTTAATATATTGGTTCATAACCTAAATCTTGAATTTGAGTTCGCAATTCGCTAATAACCTCATCTTTCTTTTCAAGTTCTTTTTTATATTCATTTACAATTTCATTATGTTCGTCATTAAATTGATTAATTAAATCATCATACATTTTATTAAGCCTTTTATAGTTTTTATCAGTAGCTTTAACACTACATCTTTCAATAAAATCATCTAAATCGAATGAATTGTCAATAATAGTGTCAATTTGTGAAGGACTAGAGACAACTATTACAATTAATGCAAGTACAACTATAAATATGCCTACATAAGTCATAAATTTATCTTCCATAAAACCACCTTCTTATTTAATATAATCTTCTATAGCTCTTCTAAAAAACTCTGTAAATCCAATACCTTCTTTAACAAGTTTATTTTCAAGTTTGTAAGCTAAAGGTCTATCAATTTTAATAGAGAAAGTTCTATATCTCTTTTTTTCTTTTTGGTACTCTTCTTTTGGGTCATAATGAGTTTTTTTATATTTACTGATTCTGTCTTTATTTTTTCTATAATATTCTTTTTGATATTCTTTTCTATCGTATGCCATATAGACACCCCCTTGTAAGTATAATATTTATAAATTTAACATAAGTCAATTACAATTTGATTACTTTTTAGTTTCTAAAGCCATATTAATTCTAATATAAGCTATTTTACTATATATTCCTTCAAGTTCTTTTAAATCAAATCTGCTGATTTTATTCTGTTTCTGTAAGTTTAATATTTTTGTTTCAAGTTCTTCAAGCTCATCTTCTAAATTCTTTAATCTGTAGTATTCTAACATTTTAATCATATTAATCACCCCTTAAATTAATATCTTCTGCCTTAATATCTTTAAACAACTGCATTGACTCAGGCTGTGACTCATCTATCTTTTTTAGCATTTCTTTTAAATCATAATTTTCCTGTTCTTCTCCGTGCATAAATAATCTGTCAACTATTTTCCAATTTTCAATTATATAAACTCCATTATCCCAATTATCAGTATCAAGTCTGTCATATTCATCAATTCCGAGTGAAAGTCCACCACCGAAGTAATTTCCAATTATTTGCACAAGTCTTGCGAATCCGTAGCAGTCGTCCTCAGGACATCTAAATCCTTGCAATTCACAATATTTTAAAAATGCCTCAACTGAATCTCTGCCACCGTTCCAATGTAAATATACTCCAATTCTTTTATCTCTTGTAGTTATTACAGCTCTATTACCCATAATAAACACCCCCAATTATTCAATTTTTACAGTTTGAATAGTTATTTTTGCATTTGGTTTTTCTTTCTGTAGTTTTTTAGCTCCTTGTATAGCTCCTTTTTTACTTTTATATGCTATTTCTTCAACTATGAAGGGAATTGAAGAATCTTCCGTAGAATTTATGCGTAAAATCCTTCCGTGGTATCTACCATAAGACCTTTTAGGGAATTTTTCTTTTCCGTAATATGAATATGTATTTTCTTTAACTTCTATTAAATAATAAATCATTTTTAACACCTTCTTTCTAATTTGATAGGAGAGAGGGAAAGACCCTCTTAATCCCACCATAAACGAATTATGTAATATTTTACTCCTAGTGATTCTCTTTCTAAATATACTTTATGTTCATCTGCTTTTGTATCTTTTCCGAATCTATCAACGATTTTTTGTGCATATTCTAAATCCTCTTCACTTATACCACTTCCACGACCTCTAAGTATAATTAAATCATCTCCGACTATTTCTAATGTATCAAAATAGGGTTTGCCATTATTTGGATTTCCTTCATTATAGTAGACTTTAGGAAGTGCCTTGCATAATAATTCAATATTTCTTGCAACAACTTTATTTTCTCTTTCGTTAAAATCTTCCATATTTTCAATAATTGCTTTTATATCTCCGTAGTCTTCTTTGTGCATTAATCCAAATGATAGAGTAAGTCTACAATGTTTTGCTAGTGTTTTATAAGCTTGTTTCATTTCTTCAATTTTTTTAAATTCTTCTCCATTAATCATTTTCAACACCTTCTTTCTAAAAATTATAGCCTCTTAATTCTTTTTGTAGTGCTTTTAATTCTTTTATTCTTTTATCTTTCGCAACTTCTTTTTCTGCAAGTGCTTTTTTATCTTTTGTAAGTCTTTTAATATTATTAGTTCTTTTATAATTTTCAATTATTTCATCTCTTTTTTCTGCAATTAAATCATCAACAGCACATAACATAACGGTTTGATAAGTGTAACACTCCCAAGTCCTATTGATATAATTACATCTGTGTGTAGCAATTTTTACACCATTTTCAAATAGTGTAGTATCGTGATGAAAGCCGTATCTTGTGTAGCCATAGTCGTTTACAAATTCAAATTTTTTCAAATTTCTTTTTGTGAATCTTTTTATCTCCATAATTACACACCTTCTTTCTTTGGTTTGTCAGGGTCGTTATATTTTAAAGATAATTTAAAAGATAATTTTTCTAATTTATAAAGTCTTTCTTTTGTGATTATTTCTTGTCTTTCATAATATTTTTGTTCTTCTTCGTTTCCTTTGTCTTTTGCATTTTTAATCATACCTTGTATTGATATAATATCTTTACATACAAAACATTTTTCTGTATAAACACTATCAATTAACATTTCAAGTTCTTTATTGCTTAATACTATATTCATAATTACACCTTCTTTCCGAGCAGAAGAGGGGAAAGCCTCTTCATACTCTACATAACTATTGGAAATTCAATATTTCCTAATTCTTCGGCGTCTTCAATATCTCTTAAAAGTCTTCCATAGAATCCTTGTGAATATGCAAACTCCCTGCATAAATTTTTTAATCTTTCCAAGTCTTTTTTATCTTCAATTACAAGTTCTCCGCCTTCAAGTTCCATAATTATTTCAACTGTATCTGTACATTCTTTCATTCTCATAAAATACACCTTCTTTCTAATAACTATATTGTCTTTCAAATTCTTTTTGATGTCTTGAAGTAGTCTGTGAGTATTTTCCATAGTGTATAACTTTTCCATTTTTACATTCGCTTACTATTGTAGAATAGCTCATTAAGTAGTAATTACCTTCTTTATCTTGATATACTTTAGCTTTACCATAAAAGCTCTTTCTTGAATCGTATCTTGCTGTTAATTCTTCAACAAATTCTAAATTCATATTTTTGTACCTCTTTTCTTTAATATTTTTATAACGGAGACTTGCAAGTGCTATCACAAGTAAATCTCTATTAAGTATTGACAATTCATATAATTAGAGATAAGATACAAAAAGAGTTATAAATATATTAGCTGTCGCAGGTTATTATATTTTATCTCTAGTGAGCTTTAAGAGGTCGCAACTCTTAAGGCTCTTTTTTGTCCTTCGTCCTTTGCTGATTATATCTTAACACATTCGTGGTAGAATGTCAACACCTATTTTTCAAAAAATACATCAAAGCATTGCAGGAGTAAGTAAAAAAAATTTTAAAAAATTTTAAAATGTACTATTTGCACTGTTAAAACATAGTATAATTTAAAATAGATATAATAGAAAAATATATCAACTCTTAAGCAATAAAAAGCTTAGGAGTTATTTTTTGTTTTCAAACAAACACGGAGCAGAAAGAAAAAAGAGAAACAGAAGGAAAAGAGAAACAAAAAAGAAAGAAAAAGAAAACAAGAGAAAAGAAACAAAAGAGAAATAAAGAAAAATAAATAAAAAAATAAAGAGAAAAGTAAGAAAAAGAGAAAAAAGAAAGTATAACAAGGTAAAAAAATAAAATAAATTTTATTTTTTGTATTATTTCAAGTGTAGGGTATATTTTAAAAGGGTATAAAATGAAACACTTGAAAGAGAAGAGAAAGAAAAGATAATAAATGAATGAAAGTGTAAAAGAATAAAAAAAGATGAAAGAATTGAAATAATAAAATTAAAGAAAACCTTTCAAAAAAATATCTTTCAAAAGCCTTGTTACAGTAGCTTTCCGTGTTTCAACTTTAGTCAAAAGACCTCTTTTGTGCAATGTTGAAACTGGAAAATCCCACACACTATATATAGGTATAGATACCTGCAACTGTTGGAGCTGTAGGGAGTGAGAGTGTGTATATATAATGTATCTAGTATGAAGTAGAAACATAGAGCATACTCCCCCCAAACCACCACCCAAGATTTATATATATAGTATCTATCCTTTTATATAAATTATACTATAATAGGCGAGGCGATAAAATGGGTAAAATAGTACCGTATGATGTAAAAGAGATACCATTTGAGAAGCTAACACCTAGACAACAGAAATTCATTGACTTATATGTAATGACAGGAAATGCAAGTCAGAGTGCTAAAGAAGCAGGATATAAGAGTACAGATTCAGGAGTACAGTTATTAAAAAGGTTTGGCAATTATATTGACATTAGAAAGAAAGAAGTTGCGAGTGATAGGATAGCAGATGTGCAGGAGATAATGGAAATCTTAACAAGGATAGCAAGAGGAGAAGAAAAAGACGCATTTGGACTAGACACCAATAATCAAGACAAGTTAAGAGCATTAGAACTGTTAGGTAAAGCAAATCAGCTATATGTCGATAAAGTAAAGACTGATTTAACTACTGATATAACTGTAAATCTAATAAATGATGATGAGGAAGAGTAGATGTTAGACATTAATAAATACTTAAACAAGTTAGTCCAAGCACTCGAAGTAGAAGGTAAGCATTATAACATCACTACTAAAAGATTTTTTAGTAAGAATGTGAAGAGGTATGTAACAAAGTATACTTTGCAGGATAATGAAAGACCTGAAAGAAGTATAGAAGTCTATAATAAGTTAGAGATATTAAAGGCTTTAGTTAGGGAGTATAGCGTAACCACAGGTAGAGAAATACCTGAGGGTTGCCAAGTGGTATTAGAAGCAAGACCTGTAAAGGAAAAGAAAAAAAGGTCTGAGTACAAGAGAAGGGGGTCTATTATTTTAGATTAGGAGTTCCTCTTCTTGATTTTATTTTTAAATTGAATAGGCGAGGTTTTTATAAGGTAAGTTGTGTGAAGTAATACGCAATACTGCCTTATTTTTTATTCTCGTTTGTTTGAAGTACATATTTGTATTTTAGTAGTTTTTTTAGATAAATGGGTTTCTACTAAATAAAAAACTCACATACACCATATATGTATTTCAAAGAGGAGAGAATATGAATGTTAATATTAACAAGAGTGTTTTTAATCCTGTATATCTTCCTTATTTAGAGAATGAGGACAGATATTTAGTGTTCTATGGAGGAGGCTCATCAGGTAAGAGTTATTTTATAGTACAGAGGTATATTTGGAAGATTCTTAAAAAGAAGATGATGAATTTACTTGTTGTAAGACAAACTGGTGATACTAATAGAAACAGTACATTTGCTTTATTTATGCAAGTCATAAGAAATTGGAAACTAGAAAGCTTGTTTGATATATCAGAATCTAATTTAAGGATTAGATGTAAGAATGGTAATGAAGTTATCTTTAAAGGCTTAGATGATGTTGAAAAAGTTAAATCTACTACATTTAAGTCAGGTGAGCTTACTGATATATGGGTAGAGGAAGCTACTGAGTGTATGGAAGCTGACATAAATCAGTTAAAAGTCAGACTTCGTGGTGGTACTTCTAAAAAGCAAATGGTTTTAAGTTTCAACCCTATAAATGCTTCACATTGGATTAAGAGACACTTCGTAGACGGTGAAGTAGCAAAAGCTACAGTATGTTTTAGTACATATAAAGATAATAAGTTCTTAACTGATGAAGATAGACAGGCACTAGAAGCTTTTAAGGATATTGACGAGTATTATTATGAGGTTTACTGCTTAGGTCATTGGGGCGTAATTGGTAAGTCTTATTTTAATAGCGAGAAAGTATCTAAAAGAATAGAAGAAGTTGAAGGTGCAAGTCGTACAGGCTATTTTAATTATGTTTATAATGACCTTTATCAGAGAATAGAGAGTTTTGAATGGGTTGATGATATTAAAGGTTTTATAAGAATATATGATACTCCTAAGAAAAGGCGTCCTTATGTTATAGGTGGTGATACAGCTCGGCGAGGGTTCTGACTATTTTACTGCTCATATAATAGATAATATAACAGGAAGCCAAGTAGCTGTCCTAAGAAGAGAGTTTGATGAAGTTGAGTACACTCGTCAAATGTATTGCCTACGGTATGTATTATAACAATGCCTTAATTGGTATAGAAGCAAACTTTAGTACCTATCCTATTAAGGAATTAGAAAGACTTGGTTATAATAATCAGTATGTAAGAGAGACTGAGGATTCATATACTCACAAATTAAAGAAATCTCTAGGATTTAAAACTACTAGAGTAACAAGACCTTTAATACTTGCAATGCTTCAAAAAATAGTAGCAGAAAATATATATTTGATAAATGATAAAGCTACTTTAGAGGAAATGATTACCTTTGTCAGAAATGAGAGAGGTAGAGCAGAAGCAGAGGAGGGTTGTCACGACGACTTAGTTATGGGACTAGCAATAGCCGTGTATATAAGAAGTCAAGCACCTAAATTTAAGATTCCTAAAGAACCTCCTAAAGTAGTTGCAATAGATTACAGTCCTTTTGGAATTTATAATGACGAAAAGCCTGAATTTGATGACTTAAAGGAAACCCAAGATTTTGGGGAAGAATTAATTAGAGTTTAAGGAGTTTATAATGAAAAAATCAATGTATAGAGAAATTCATTTTGAAGAATTTATGACAAAAGAAGAAATTGAGGAATCTGTAAATACTGATT